GATTAGTGAAATGCAACAAACAACAACAGACTGGTTAAAACAACAATTAGAAACCTATGGCGATCCAGGATATTGTAAAATAGAATGGGAAATATTAGATGAATTGATCAAACAAGGTGAAAAAATTGAAAAACAAAATATTATAAATTCATTTGTTGAAGGAGCTGGATTTGGAGAAATGTTCAACAACGAAAATCGAGTTTACGTAAGTGATGCCGAAAAATATTTTAAAGAAACTTTTGAAAAAAAATAAAATGACGGCAAATGAATTAAGGATTGGAAATTATGTTTACTTCCACGGAGATGTAGAGGAAATAAATATGGTTGATGGATTTGGGGTTATAGGTAGAGAAGAACAGCCATCATATTCTATTGACGAATTTGAACCTATCCCCTTAACAGAAGAATGGATATTAAAGTTTGAAGGTTTTTTTAAAGATGGTGAACATTTAAGTATTGGCCGTTATGACTACAAATACTGTTTCAAATACAGAGATTGGGCAGATAATTGGGCTTTTTATATAGAATATACCGACAGTCCGAATTCTAATGATGATGGGGTAAAATATCCAATTGCATTTGATATAAAATATGTTCACCAACTTCAAAACCTATACTTTGCTCTTACAGGAGAAGAACTTATATTTAACCCATTAGAAAGAATAAAATGACAGAAAAAGAATTACAATTACTTGGATTCAAAAAAGAATTCATGGATGAAGACGATGATTATTATTACTACTTGGATGTGGTTAATGGTTTAGGATTCATATCTTGTACAGGTTTTGAAGGACAAAGTGAAGGGTGGTATGTTGAAGTTTTTAATACAGAACCATCAATAAGATTTACTGATTTTGGAGAACTCCAAGGAATGTTAAATCAGTTAGAAAGTAGAATTGTTAAATAATACGTAAATATGGACTTAACTAAACTTACAATGGACGAACTTATTTCTTTAAGAAATAAAATTGAAGGACTTATTCATTCATATGAGGACGGTTATATCTACATATGTTCTGTTCGTCAGTTCGGTAGTGTTTGGGAAGAAAGACCAACCAGTCTGTATTCATTAAGAGAACTTTGTGACTCATATAATGGAGATAATGGTATTGTTGATGTGTATACCAACAATCCAAATTTGGAATTCCCGGAGATGGAGTTTTATAATTATGGTGATGTTATGTATATCAAAACAGAACATGATTACAGGCAATGGGTTGAACACTCCAAAAGAAAATACCTTATTGAGGATGTAACTGAACGACTCAATGAATGGGACGAGAAGAAAGATTTGCCACTTATGTATCGTCCATCGTTTGCACCAATATGGACAAGAGAACATTTGAAAGAATGGATTGAGGAGTTTGAAAATACCAAGTGGGATTTTGTTGAACCAAGATCTATGAAGAAAGAATATTCTGAAGACGATAGTGACGAATAAAGAAAATATTATTATTTTTGTAAAATGGAAAATCAAAATAGTGTTGCTTATGTAGGTAAAGTTGGTGTTCCAACTCAAATACCAGGTGCTGATAACATAGAACTTGTTATGGTTAATGGTTGGATGGCAATAACCAAAAAAGGTGAATATAAAGAAGGAGACTTGGTTATTGTTGCAACTACTGACGCTGTAATACCACAAGAATTATCTGATAGTATGGGAGTAACTGGTTACCTTCGTAAAGGTCAACGAGTTAGAACCGTGAAACTTCGTGGAGTTTACTCTGAATGTTTAATAATACCAACTAAATACATACCCGGATATGGAGATCGATATTACGAGGGTATGGATATGATGGAAAGGTTGAATATATTCAAATACGAACCTCCTGTTAAGATGGTTGAAATGAGTGTTGGAGGTAGAAAAATCAAATACCATCAAAATCCAAACTTTCATGTTTACTATAAGTTTCCAAATCAAAAGAATGTGCCCGATATGTTCAATGAAGAGGACGAAGTGGTTATAACAAGAAAACTTCACGGAACTAATGCTCGTTACGGTATTGTAAGAAAGAAAAAAGTATCTTTATGGGATCGTGTTAGAAAGTTCTTTGGAAACGAGTGGGTTGAGTTTGAATATGTTTACGGATCTCACAATGTTGAAAAGGGATCTGACTCTCAAGGATTTTACTCTACTGATGTGTGGAGAACAATCGCCGATGAATATAAGATCAAAGATAAGTTGTGGAATTATGTGAAAACTTATTTCACTCCTGAAAGACTTGATAGTGGTGTGATCATATACGGTGAGATCTACGGACACGGAATCCAAAAAAACTATGAATATGGTTTACAGGATATTAAGTTCGCAGGGTTCGATGTTGAGATCAATGGTGAATACAAAGATTTCAGTGTTGAAAGAGGCATATTCAAAACTTTGGACTTACCAACTGTTGATGTATTATACAAGAGTAATTGGTCAAAAGAAGAACAAGACAAACATGTGTTTGGAAACTTTATTGAAGGAACCAAAGTTCCACATGAAGGTATTGTTGTAAAATCAGTTACTGGTGAGCGTAACAAAGTGGCGAAGGTTATCAACCCTGACTACTTAATCTATGGAGAGAAAAATAATGTTGGTGACTCTCATTGATAGAGTCACCTTTTTTTATTATCATTTGAAAAAAACAATAAAATATGCCTTACTTAAGATTACATGTAGATATGGACGAGATCTACGACGACATGGACAGAAGTGACAAAAGACAAATGGCCGAATGGTTATATGATGACGGGACATTAGGAAAACATCCAAATCCTGAAATTAGAAGACTTGTGAGGGGTGATGAAGAAACACCTGGTGAAGCAGAACTTCGAGATAGTTTAATGAAACTATGGGACGGACATTTTAGACTTTCCAACGAAGATGAAGAGATTATTAAAAAAATTGCAAACAAACTATGATTACAGTAGTTTACCCAAAGCCGGGTGAAAAATACCAACACTATAAAGGTGGTCAATACGAAGTTATTTGTATGTGTAATCACACAGACACCAATGAACCACTTGTAATTTACAAATCACTTTCGTTTGGTTCACAGTATGCAAGACCATTTTCCGAGTGGTTTAACGAAGTTCATACTTCTAACAATAAAGTTGGGGCACACACAATTTCACAAATTAGGTTTAAAAAAATAGAAAAATAATGAATAATTTAGAACTACTATACATAATACCCCTTTCAGTAACTATATTGTTTTTTATGATTGTAGTCGGAGTTACACTAATATCAATGGTTACTGGAGATATTGGAATCGGAGAAACCATGGTAAAAATATTATTTTACAAACGAAACAATAGAGAGTTATGAATAAATTAGATTTAGATTATCAAAATTTGCTCCAAGACATTTTAGATAATGGGGTAAAAAAAGAAACAAGAAACGGAGGAACCATCAGTGTTTTTGGTCGTCAGATCAGACATAATATGAGTGAAGGATTTCCTCTATTAACAACCAAGAAAATGGCTTGGAAGACGATGGTAACTGAACTTCTATGGTTCCTTCGAGGTGATAGTGATATTAGATTTCTTTGGGAAAACAATTGTACAATTTGGGATGGTGATTGGGAAAAACATTATAAAACAACTTGTTCTAAACCATATACACTTGAAGAAGTTAAACAAAAGGTAAAAGATGGTAACCATAACTTTCACGATTCAATGTTTGATATGGGCCCTATCTATGGTAAGCAATGGAGACAATGGAGTGCAGGTTCTTTAGAAGATAAACATGGTTTTGGTAAAATAGACCAAATCACAAACCTAATCAACGACCTTAAAACAAATCCAGACTCAAGACGACTAATGGTTTCGGCTTGGAATCCTGCGGATTTACCAAATCAAGTTTTACCGCCCTGTCATTATGGATTTCAAGTTTATACAAGAGAGTTGAGTGAAGATGAGAGAAATGAAATCAGAGATATGCGATATTTTAAGAATAGATTATATCAAGAGATAAAAGGGAGTGATAGTAAAATTGATTTGGGAAATATTCCAACCAAAGCAATCTCACTAATGTGGAATCAAAGATCCGTCGACACAGGATTGGGGTTAAGTTATAACGTAGCAAGTTATTCTCTACTATTAATAATGATCGCCAAACAAGTTAATATGGTTCCAGATGAAGTAATTGGTAATTTAGGGGACGTTCATTTATATCTTAATCATATTGAGCCCATTAAGGAACAATTGACAAGGGAACCATATCCACTACCAACAGTAAAAATATCTGATAAAGTTGTTAGTGATGTTTCTGAATATACATTAGATGATATTATATTAGAAAATTATCAATCACACCCAAAAATAAAAATGCCATTATCAAATTAATTTTAGGAATACCCTACAACTTTTCTCTTTATGAAGATATTTATAATAAAGAGAAATTATGATTGGGATTTACAGAATAAAAAACTTGGTTAATGAAAAATGTTATTATGGATCGTCTAAAAATATTGAAAAACGATGGAAAACACATTTGAATCAACTAAAAAATAAAAAACATATAAATATTATTTTACAAAAGGCGTGGAATAAGTATGGTGAAGATAATTTTATTTTTGAAATCGTTGAGGAATGTGAATTTGAAAATATATTTGAGGTTGAACAAAAATACATAGATACTTGTGGTGATTACAATATAGGTTTAAGGGCCAGTGGAGGAGATAATTTAACCAAAAACCCAAATAGAGATAAAATTATTGAAAACATAAAAAAAGGTAGTAAATTATGGAGAGATAGTTTGTCTGATGAAGAAATGAAAGAAAAATTTTCAAAACCTTTAGATAAGAATCCAAATTGGAAAGGAGGTAGTTCTTTTGTTTATTGTGAATGTGGAAAAAGAATAGGTTACGGACATACTCATTGTAATAAGTGTCGACCTAAAGATGGTAAAAACAATCCATTTTATGGTAAAAAACACACGGAAGAGTGTAAAAAAAAATCTTCGATTAGAATGACAGGGGTGTATAATGGTGAACAAAATACACCAGTTGTAATTGATGATGTTCATTATAATTCTTTAGGTGCGGCGTCAAAAATTCTTGGAATATCTAGTGCTACTATAAGATGGAGAGTATTGAGTAAAAACCCTAAATATAAAAATTATCATTATAAAGATGAAATAAAAACTTATTATAGTAATGAAGAACAAAAAATAAGATTGAGTGAACCACAAAAAGGAAAAACAATGACGTTCAACAAACCATTTTTTATTGATGGTATAGAATATAGAACATTGAAAGAAGCAAGTGAAATTTTAAACATTCACCAAATGACAATAAAGGGTAGATTAAAATCCCCAAAATTTGACAATTACAAATACAAAGATTAAAATTAAAATTATGAAAGAACAAAACAATTGGAATGACCCACAATTATCAGATGGTGATTTCCCCCAAGTAAACAAAACAAAATTCCAAGTAGGAGACAAGGCGATAAAACTAAAAGGGTATAAGTTCCCATGTACAATAGTGTCGGTATTTAAAACCGTAGAAGGAAATGTTCGAGTTGTAGGAGAGATGGATGAATACGGACTTCTTCACATATTTAACGAAGATCAACTAAAAAAAATATGAAATTTCTAAAATATTTATTGTTGTGGATTTCCTCAAACCTTTCCATTCCATTTTGGATGGTGGGTCATATACACCTTACCATGAATGTTTACCAGGACATTCATGAAATAATTGCTTCATTTTTAATGAATATTATTGTTGGTATAGGTTTTTGGGTTAGTTGGAAAGACTACAAAAAAGAAACAGATTTATGAAAGACTACAATGATTACAGAATACTAAAATATCAATACAAGATTATTTCTGAAAATATGGAGGAATATCTTTGGAAAAAGATGAACGAGAAAGAAACAAAATGGGCGGTACAACTAACATTAGAAGGTGTAAACGAATCGTCGGAATCAAAAACAGAAGCGGTTTGGGATATATTTTTTATAGATTCACAAACTCAAAATAAAATTGAAAAAATATTAAATACATACAAAATTGAGTATGAGATTACAGATTTGACCGAAAGTTTTTTATCAAATTTTGAAAATTTCCCAAAAAAGTTTATGGAAAGATTAAATGAAGAACTCCAGGAAAACCTTTCAACCGATGAAATATTAGATAAAATAATTGATCATGGGGTTAAAAGTCTCAATGTATTTGAAAACTATTATTTAGAAAATAAAACAAATTAAAATGAAAACAGAAAAAAAACACACACACAAAAAACAAACAAATAAAAATGATCGATATGATGATTTTGTTATGAGATCCGGAGAAATACCCACCGTAAAATATAACACAGGAGTTGGATCCTACAAAATTGGAAGATCATTTTTAATACATTTTGAACAAAAACCTAACCCAGTTCACAGATTTTTTTCAAAAGTATTTTTAGGGTGGGAATGGATTGATAATAAATAATTTTTATTTTTTCCGGGTTATTAAAAATATCAACAAACCAGGTATTTATGGTGGTACACCATGTAAAAAAATAAAATAAAATTATGGAAACTCTAAAAAAAGGTAGTCAGGGTGAATCAGTTAGAACCCTACAAGAATTTTTAAAACTAACTGTAGATGGTAATTTTGGTCCAAAAACCGAAAGTGCCGTAAAATCATATCAAAAGAAAAACGGATTAATTGTTGATGGCGTTGTTGGTCCAAAAACCTGGGCCCATATGGGTATTTTGAACACAGATAATGCTGAAAATACCGAAGTTCAATCAGCACTACAAATTATTAAACATTACATGCCTAAAGGTTCTTACTTTGAAGGGCCGGTAAAAAAACAATGGATATTTTTACATCACACAGCAGGGTGGGAAAATCCATATCAAGTTGCAGATATGTGGGCTAGAGATAGTAGAGGAAATGTTGCAACAGAATTCATTCTTGGAGGACAATCAGTTAAAAATGGAGATACAAAATATGACGGAGAATTAATTCAATGTTTCCCTGAAGGTGGTTATGGTTGGCACACAGGAACAGGAAATTCTGTAATGCATAGAAATTCAGTGGCAATTGAAGTATGTAATATGGGTCAAATTGTAAATGGAAAAACTTATGTGGGAACAATTGCAGAACCTAGTCAAGTTATTAAACTTGCAAAACCATTTAGAGGATTCCAGTTTTGGCATCGTTATTCAGACGAACAAATCAGAGTCTTAAAAAATTGGATTTTATATTGTGCAAACAAGTATAACATTGATCCAAGAGTTGGTTTAGTAGAGTGGGTTAAACAAAAAGGGGCTGATGGGTTTGACGTGTTAGATTTAAACAAAGCAAATTCAACACCTGGAATGTATTCACATACAAACGTTATCAGAGGAAAGGTTGATATGTTTCCACAACCAGAATTAATTGATATGTTATTAAGTTTATAATTAATGAATTACATAATCTCGGAGTCTCAAAAAAATACAGTGTCAACAAACTTTATTAAAGTTTTGAAAAACAAAGATATGTATGATACTTTGGGTATGTTTAAATTACCACCACAATTTTTAGATAAAATTTTAGGAAAAAAAGTATTAAATGTTTTGGAATGTGTGGATTATTATTACCTATATTTCTATTATTATGGTAGAAAAAACTTTGTAAAAAGAAGTTATGAAGACGAATTTTATAAAATTGCAACTGAAGATGCGGGCATGGTAACTTTTTTTGCAATAATTGAAAAATCAACTAATAACAAAATAGAGGGTTATGCAACTCCATATTATGAGGGTGAATGTCATTTACCAGTTGATGTTGAATACTTTACACCAAATTCAGATGAGTTAAATGAAATTAGTTTGTTTTTAGGTTATGAAAGTG